CAGCCTGTCCGTCATCGATCCTGATTTGCCCAAGTACGTGGCCTTTTCAGCCGGATTACCCGAGGACTATTTCGGCCAACTGGTGGCCGAGCGGCGGGTGCCCAAGGTCAACAAGTCGGGCTTCACCACTCGCACCTGGGTGAAAAAATCCGGCGACCGCAACGAGGCGCTCGACTGTTTCGTCTATGCCCTGGCGGCGTTAAAGATGCTGGAATCCATGAAGCCCAACCTGTTGCGCTTTGCCCGCCCGCAGTATTCCGCCCCCAAACCCAAAGCCACCCCCGACGCCGAGACAGCGCCACCCCGTCCACCCGCGACCAGACGCACATCGAGCGCCATTTTATGAAGATTGAGATTACTGCTGACAACGCCGCCGTCAAACAATACTTCGACAACCTGTCGAAAAAACACCTGCCGTTTGCTCGCTTCATGGCGGTCAACAAGATTGCGATGGAGGTGAAACAGGAGACCTACAGCGAATTGAAGACTCTCTTCGACCGCCCACGCCCTGACTACACCCTGCAATCCCTGGATGTGACCAAAGCCAAGTATGCGGATTTCAGAAGTCAGCGCGAAGTCTCGGCGCGAGTAGATGTCACCGACTTCAAAGGGCAAGACAAGTACATCGGTCATCACTTTACCGGCGAGGATCGCCGATTCAAGCGGTTTGAGGCGCGATTGCGCTATGCCAACATTTTGCCAGCCGGTATGTGGGCAGTCCCCGGTAAGGCGATGCCGATTGACCAATATGGCAACGCCGACAGAAGCGTCCTCACGCAAATTCTTCGCTACCTGCAAGCCTTTAACTTTGTGGGTGACACCCAGAACATGAAAGAGGCAGGTAAGAAGCGGCTACAGAAAAAATACTCCAAGGCGGCGATGGGGGCCGGATTCGAGATGATCGTCAGCCTGGGCAAAGGCACGCGGGGACCACGCGGCAAAGTGCAGAACCTCGCCGCTGGCATCTATTTTCGCTATCAGTTTGCGACCGGATCGTCTCTTAAGCCTATGCTGATCTTCGTCCGCAAGAAAGGCGGCTATAGGCGGCGTGTGTTTCTGGATTTGATCGGTGACCAGGTGATGGCGCAGAAAGGCGCGGCCATTATTGCCAACGAACTGGCCGAAGCCATCTCCAAGGATAGGCAACTCAACCGCACCCTATCCCGATAAAACACAATATGTTGTGTCTCACGGCTTGACAAAACACAATATGTAGTACAATGGCCCCTGAATCCTTCAGGAGCTTGCGATGAAAGCCATCCTAAACTTTGCCATCAGTTGGCTCATCACCCGCTACACCGACGACGCCCTTCAGCGGGCCGATGTTGAGCGCATCAAGCGGTTCATCGAGGCGCAAGAGTCTGAAGCCATCACCAAGGCCATCAAGCATGAGCGCACGGCGGAACTGGTGAAATCCATCACCCATGATCTCAGCAATAACCTGATCGACTGGATCATCCGCACCATCCTCTACCTGATTCGGGTGACACGATGACTACCAACACAGGCATGAATTGGCAGGCGGTGATGTGGTTGGCCATGTCAGCAATTACCGCAATGGAAACCGGGACAGAACGTCACGTGTTGCTGGGTGTTGCGATGGTGGTCATGGCCATTGTCGCGTGGCGCACCGCCGGCAGCGGGCTGACCCGAAAGGAATCCGCAGAAATCCTCGACACGACCGCTGACATTCAGGACGTGCTGAAAGAAGGCCGCGATGAAAATTAACCGCGCCGGTCTGGATCTCATCAAAGACTTTGAAGGCCTACGGCTAGTCGGCTACCGCTGCCCCGCCGGTATCCCCACCATCGGCTATGGCCACACGGGGCCGGAGGTCCGCGTCGGTCAGCGCATCACGCAAGCCCAAGCCGATGCCTATCTGGCCAACGACCTTGCCCGCTTCGAGCGCGGCGTCCAGCAAGCCTTGGGCGAAACGCCCACCACCGAGAATGAATTTGCCGCGATGGTCGGCCTCGCCTACAACATCGGCCTGGGTGGCTTTGGCAAATCCTCTGTCCTGCGACATCACAAAGCCGGTCACCGGCTCCGCGCAGCGGCCAGCTTCCTGCTCTGGGTAAAAGCCGCCGGCAAAACCCTTCCCGGCTTGGTCCGCCGCCGCAATGCGGAAAGGAAGTTGTACCTGTCATGAAAGACGAGTTCCTCACTCAAGTCATGATCGGCGTGCTGATTTCAGCCGTCTTTGCCTTGGGCCTGTCCGGCCTGCTGTATTGGATGCTGACGTGAAAGACCCGTATCACCAAATGATGGCCGAGGTGGTCGGGTACCTACTTTTTTTAGTCGTCTTTGTCATCGCCCTCGCGTTGGCCGCCTGCGCCCCGGTGCAGATCGCGCCGAATCTCAAGTTACCCGAAGCCAAAGCCTGCCCGACCCTGGTGATGCCGCCCATCGGGGAGGACTGCCTGCTCGATATTCAAGGGGACAAAGTAACCGCCAACGACTGCGGCGACACGCTGTTGCGGGGCTATGTGCGGGCGCGATCCTTGCTCAAACCGGCTGCGGCTGTCAGTTCAAACCCGCCCTAATCAACCACCCGGACGCAGGCTATGGCAACACTCTCACCATCGAGACTATCGGACAGTCAGGACTCATGGCTCACCTCACTTGTGAAATGGATACGGAGCAGCACAATGACTGACTGGCTGAAGATTCTCGGCACGGTGATGGCGGCGGTCTTCGTCGTCTGGAACATGGTGCAACAGCACGAATACCGGCTCAATTTGCTGGAGTCCGGTTTTAAGGAACATCTGGACAAACATGATGACCAGTATCGTGAAATCCAGAAATCACTCCGCGAGATTGATTTAACCCTGAGTCGGCTGACCGCCCCGCGCCCCTGATGGCCGATGACGCCGACCGCGCCCAGGAGTATCTCGACCGGGCCATGCGCCGGTATTACACGCGGCCCATCACGCCACACGCGCAATTCCGGCAGTCCACCGATTGCAATGACTGCGGCGATGATATTCCGCTGGCACGTTTGAAGATTTTTCCCTACGCCACCCGCTGCGCTGAATGTCAGGGCTACTATGAAAAGGACCGTGGCTGATCCGATTGACGCGCTGGAAAGCATGATCTGCGACACCTTGCAAGCCGCCCAGGCTGAAGGCGTCGTGTCCGAAGTCCGCGCCAAAATACAGGCATGGCGCGTCAAGTTCGGCGGTGATGAGGTCTACATTGCCCGTCGCGCTCATCTTGTCAGGCAAGCAAGGATTGCTGAATTGTCCAGCAAGGGACTGACACCCGCAGAAATTTCTGCCCGTCTTGGCGTCACCCGTCAGACCGTCCACAACGCCCGCAAATCCTCCGCCATCCTGTAAAGCGTTTCCCCCTAAAACGCTTGACGCCTGCCGCGTAAAAAGTGCGGCATGGCATACACCCAAACCCAGCTTGACACCATTGAGGCGGCTATCGCTTACGGGACCCTGCGCGTTGAAATCGACGGGCGGGTGGTGGTGTATCAATCACTGGAGGCACTGACCAAGCTGCGCGACCAGATGAAGGCCGAGTTGGGTGTCGCCTTGCCCGCAACGGCCCGAGGCCGCGCTTGGCGTCCGCTGACGAGCAGCGGGCTATGAGTGCCATGCTGAACATGGCCGAATGGCTCACTGGCAAAGTGGCCCCGAGCTTGCCCCCCGAGACGCGCCGGTACGACGCGGCCTCCAAGACGGCCCGCATGTCAGGCTGGTTGACCCCGGCCACTGATGCCAATGCCGCGATCATTCATCCCGCCACCATTCGGAATCGGGCACGGGATCTGGTCCGCAACAACTCCTGGGCCGCCAAAGGCGTCAATGTCATTGTCAACAACTCGGTCGGCTATGGCATACGCGCCCAATTAAAGGCCGGTTCCCAATTGCGCACCCGTCAGGCGCAAGCCTTGTGGCAGAAACACATGGAAACCAGCGCCATCGATGCCGATGGCATGTTGGACTTCTATGGCTTGCAAGCCTTGGCCATGCGGTGCCTGGTCGAATCCGGCGAAGTGCTGATTCGGATGCGGCCTCGGCGCTTGGAAGACAACCTGCCACTGCCGTTCCAGATTCAGATTCTTGAACCAGACCTGCTAGCCGATGAAGACACGCTGACACCCGAGACGGGTAACTCGATTCATAACGGCATCGAGTTTGATGCGTTGGGTCGTCGCGTTGCTTATCACCTGTATCGGCGTCATCCGGGCGATTTCAGCGTCAACATGCTGCGCTGGATGGCCGAAACGACCCGCGTACCGGCTTCAGAAATCATTCACCTCTACCGCAAAGACCGCCCCGGCCAAGATCGTGGCGTGTCCTGGCTGGCACCCGCTGTCCGCACCCTCTATGACCTCGGTCTTTACGACGACGGCACGCTCAAGCGTGTGCAACTGTCAGCCCTGTTTGCCGGATTTATCAGCAGCGACGACCCCCAGGCATTTGGCGACGAGCTTGAAAGCGAACTCCCTGACTTGCAGCCGGGGACCATGTACCTGCTCAAGCCAGGACAGAACGTGCAGTTTAACAGCCCGCCCCCCGCCAATGATGACCCCGCGTTTCGTGAGTGGATCTTGCGCTCGGTCGCGTCGGGTCTTGGCATTACCTACGAAGCACTGACCGGCAACCTCTCCACCGTCAATTTCAGTTCTGCCCGCATGGGTCACCACGACATGGGCCGCAACATTGATGCGTGGCAGTGGAATCTGTTTATCCCGGTTTTTTGTGGCGGCGTCTTCGGCTGGTTCAAAGACATGATCGGTGCATCGCCTGAGTATGCCGGTTTCAAGATTGACGATATGAGCGTGGAGTGGACCCCTCCGGCGCGCACCGTTGTAGACCCCGCCAAGGAATGGAAGGCGCTGCAAACCGCTGTCCGTTCCGGCTTTATCAGCTTGCCGGAAGCGATCCGCTCGCAAGGCTACGACCCCGATTCTGTCCTGGCTGAACAAGCCGAATACCTGGCCAAACTGGACGCGGCTGGCCTCAAGGTCGAATCCGATTACCGGCAGGATGTTCCCACCCCATCGGGATTACCCGATGACAATGAGGAGGCGACCGATGCCAACCCGTAAACAACCCAACGGCCTGCAATTCCGCGAACTCAAGTTCGACAGCGTGCCTGATCTGGAATCCCGCACTTTCACCATTCCGGTCAGCAGTGAAGCGCCGGTCGATCGCTGGTGGGGGACTGAAATTCTGGACCACACCGATACCGCCATCAACATGGACCGCCTGCGCGATGGGGCACCTGTGCTGCTGGATCACGACCCGACGAAACAGATCGGCGTGGTTGAGGGCGCTCGCGTCTATCAGCAAAGACTGGAAGCCACGATTCGCTTTAGCCGTTCCGCATTGGGTGAAGAAGTCATGCAAGACGTGATCGACGGCATTCGCCGGAACGTCAGCATTGGCTACCGCATCGATGACCTCACGGAAATCAGCAAAGACACCTACCGCGCCACGCGGTGGTCCCCGCTGGAAGTCACTGTCACCAGTGTTCCGGCAGATAACAGCGTCGGCTTTGGGCGTTCCGAAGAAGACACCGACTTTAACCCCCTCGATTTACTAACCAACCGGAGTACGGCTATGTCCGAACCGAATGAAATCCCGGCAGACGACGAAGCGCCGGTATCTGAAGAACTGCAAGAAAGCCCGATCAACGCAGAAGAAATTCGCGCCCAGGTATTGAAGGCAGAACGCAGCCGCGTCAGCGGTATCCGCGAATCAGTCCGCATGGCCAAGTTGGGCGATGCCGTGGCTGACAAGCTCATCAATTCAGACGTGTCTCTGGAAGACGCGCAAGCAGAGGTTATGCGTATGTGGAGCAAATCCGTTGATGAAATGTCAGCGCCGGTGCATATCGAAGCCGGTCTGACATCCGAAGAGAAATTCCGTGCCGGTGCCGTCAGCGCCTTGGCGCATCGCGTCGGTCTGGGTGAAGACGACCGCAGCAACGAGTTCAGAGGCCTGAGCCTGCATGAAATGGCCTCCCGCGCCTTGTCATTCAAAGGCCACAAGACCACCGGCATGAGCCGCAGCGAAATTGCCGGCATGGTACTGCGCGGTCATTCCACCAGTGACTTCCCGCTGTTGCTGGCGGATGTTGCCAACAAATCCCTGATGAACGCGTATCAGGTCGTGCCGCAAATCTGGCGTCAGATTGCACTGGCCTCCAGCGTGAGTGATTTCAAGACCATCAACATGCTGAAGCTGGGCAGCTTCTCCAGCTTGTCCACCATCGTCGAAGGCGCTGAGTACACCCAAGGCACTTTCAGCGAAGAGCGCGAGCAGTTGACGGCCAGCACCAAGGGCCGTTATGTCCAGGTCACGCGTCAGATGATTATCAATGACGACCTGAACGGACTGACCCGCATGGCTTCCATGCTGGGCCAAGCCGCC